ACTTCAAACAGGTGTGCCTATGAGCGAAAGCACCAAAGCATTTATGGCAACTAACAAAGAAGCAGGCGAACTAGGGCGTCAAATGGCAGCCGCAATTAAAAATGGCGAAACAGAAAAAGCTAAACAATTAGGTGAGCAATTAACAGCAGCATCTATTGCGTTTTCTAACAGCACTGAAGGATTAACAATAGCTACATATGCTAAAGTAAATCCTATTGCACAAATGGTAGCTGGTAATCTAGAAGAAGTAGGCGGTATAATCGACCAGGTGAGCGCACATGCAAGAAACATAGGTGAACCTTTAAATGACACAGCTTCGTATGTACGAACATTTAGAGATATTGTAAAAGAAACAACTAGTATTGCAAAAACGCAAAAAGGCGGAGGAATTACTGGTCAAGAAATGTCAGCATCTTTAAATGAGGTACAGTTGGCTCTTGCTAATAGTGCTGCAAAATTAAATGAAAATATCGCTAAAGGAATGGGTCCTGACAGCGTATTTGTAGGGGCATTAGAAAAAGGAGCAGCTACACTTACTGCGGCTATTGGTACTTTTGCCGGTGCACTGGATCCAAACTTTTTTGACGGAAACCTTAATCCAGAAGTAACATCTGAATTTCCAACAAATTTAGATAATTTACCTCCAAAACCAAAAGCAATTGGTGGCGGCGTACTCCAAGATGTTGCATACAAAATTGGCGAACTAGGTCCAGAAACATTTGTGCCTAGCATGGATGGCGCAATAATTCCAAATATGAAGTCAATGCTGAACAGAATGCCAGATATGGCACAGCAATTACAAGATCAAATGGCAACTATGGGTGCTCCTATGACAGAAGCGGCTAAAAACGCTATGGCTACAATGTCACAGGGCGGATCTGTAGAAGAAAAACTTGACATTCTGAACCAAACCATGTTACAATTAGTTAATATAAATAACATGCAGAAAGATATTGGAAATAAACAGATTCGAACAATGCGCAGTGCGGGCAATTTAATGAGCGGATTAGGAAGAGCATAATATGAGTTGGAAAAAATATTTTACCCCAGTGCCCACAGGCGATAATCTAAGCGGTAGTTACGGACCAATAAGTGGAGGCGGAGCAAACGGTCGACCAGGCCCTGCAAGATCAAATTATTCAAGTTACTTACCAGATGTATATGTAGGTAGTCCGAATAGAGTTGAACGCTACGGACAATATAACACAATGGACAACGACAGTGAGGTAAATGCCGCACTTGATATCCTTGCTGAATTTTGTACACAGAAAAATGATGAAAATGGAACGAACTTTAATTTTCATTATAACAAATCAGCAACTAACAACGAAATTAATATTTTAGGTCAATATCTAAAACAGTGGTGCAAAATTAACAACTTTGAAACACGTATGTTTAGAACATTCCGTAATGTATTCAAATACGGTGACGCAATATTTCTAAGAGATCCAGAAACGAAAAAATTATTTCATGTTGATCCTGCAAAACTTACACGTATTATTGTAAATGAATCAGACGGCAAAAAGCCTGAACAGTACATTATCAAAGATGTAAACTTAAATTTCAAAGAAATGGTTGCAACATCACCGCATATTACAAACGGTAACATAAGTAGTCCTGGCGCAAGTTATCAAACTGGCGGAGCAAGAGGAATGACTGGCGGTGTTAATGTACCACCAGGTTCACGTTTTGCTATTGAAGAAGGCGAAGTTGCTGTCGACGCACAGCATGTGTTACACCTAAGTCTGTCAGAAGGATTAGACAATAACTTTCCTTTTGGTAACTCATTATTAGAAACAATATTTAAAGTATTCAAACAAAAAGAATTACTCGAAGATGCGATTATTATCTATCGGGTACAACGTGCGCCTGAGCGCAGAGTATTCTACGTTGATGTGGGTAACATGCCATCGCACCTTGCTATGCAATTTGTTGAACGTGTTAAAACGGAAATCCATCAAAGAAGGATCCCATCAGCGACAGGTGGAGGCACAAATGTCATAGACAGTTCTTACAATCCTCTGTCAATTAACGAAGATTACTTTTTCCCACAAACAGCAGAAGGTAGAGGATCTAAAGTTGAAACACTACCAGGCGGAACTAATCTCGGAGAAATTGATGACTTACGATATTTTACTAATAAGCTCGTACGCGGTTTACGAATCCCTAGCAGCTACTTGCCTACCGGCGGTGATGACGCAACTTCATCATATAATGATGGTAGAGTAGGTACAGCATTTATTCAAGAATTACGTTTTAACACTTACTGTGAGCGTTTACAAGGTCTTATTATAGAAGACTTTAACCAAGAATTTAAAAGATATCTTTTAGAGAAAGGTGTAAACATTGACACAGCAATGTTTGACTTAGAATTTGAACCACCACAAAACTTTGCTGCATATAGACAATCAGAACTAGACAATGCTCGTGTACCAACATATACACAGATGAGTGCTATACCATATATTTCAAATCGTTTTGCAATGAAACGTTTCTTAGGTATGAGTGCAGAAGAAATTGCAGAGAACGAACGTATGTGGCGTGAAGAAAATGATGAAACATTAGATCAACCAGCATCTGATGCAAGTGCAGAAATGCGCGGAGCAGGTATTAGTTCAGCAGGTATTAGTGCTGACATTAGTGGAGCAGAGGATATATCACCCGAAGGTGAAGAACCAGAAATCGGCGCAGAAGCAACTCCACCAGAAACAGCAACAGGCGGTGACACTGCAGGAGCTCCAGGCGCAGCGCCAGCAACTGATCAAACGATATAAATAGTATTATGATATTAAGAGAATTATTTTATTTTGATAAAGAAACAATTGAGCCTGTAGACGATAATCGCTATGAGCCCGAATATGATGATTCAATTGTCAATTTTGACGATACAAGAAAGACAAGACTTACCCTACGCCAAATTAACCGTGCAAGGAAAGCAAGCGAGCTACATACAAATGAGAAAGCTGACGAATTAAACTTTGTTAGACAGATGTATGGAATAGCAGCGCAAGCAGCCGCTGCCGGTGTTTAATGGCAAAATTAGATAAGACCAAATATTCAAAAGAAGAAGCAACACGGTTAATGGAAATTAGACGTTTAGAAAAAATGTCTGACGACAAAAAAGAACAGTTTGCTAAACGTGCTAAACCAATAAACTTTGCACATCAAGAAATAGTAGACGAAAGTAGATTTGCTCACAATCAAAATACAGCATTTGTTTTAGGTAACGGTTTAAGTAGAAAAAGCATAGAGCCCGAAGAGCTAAAAAAGTACGGTCCGGTATATGGATGTAATGCTTTGTATCGAACATTTAGACCAGATTACTTAGTTGCAGTTGATGTTAAAATGATTTTAGAAATTAATAAATCAATGTATCAACATAAAAATCAAGTATGGACAAATTATAATAAGTCCTACGAAGGTCTTCAACATTTTAATTATTTTCAACCAGGAAAAGGTTGGTCAAGTGGACCAACAGCATTATGGTTATCAGCACAACATCGACATAAAACAATTTATATACTAGGCTTTGACTACAAAGGATTAAAAGACGGTATGAAGTTTAATAACTTATATGCTGATACTCCTAACTACAAAAAGTCACAAGATAGTGCTACATTCTTTGGAAATTGGTTACGACAAACAACTAGTGTAGTAAAAGAACATGAAAAAACTGAGTTTGTAAGGGTAATAGCACCAGATAATTATTGTCCAGAGGAACTAAATAAACTTGAAAACTACAACACAATTACTGTTCAAGAGTTCAAAAATCGGTTTGTTTTAGCCTGATTTTTTAAAAACGGCTCGTTTTGAGCCTATTTCTACACACTTTTCTCTATATACGTTAAATACAAAGGACAGCCTTACCATAGGTACAACAATTTATAGGAGAAAATAATGGCGAGTAATAAATTTGAAGAAATGCTCGAAAAGCTAGTCAACGAAGACAAAGCTGGAGCAGAAGAATTATTCCACGAAATAGTGGTTGAAAAATCAAGAGACATCTACGAAGGACTACTAGAGTCAGATCTAGAAGTAGACGAAACTACTGACGAAGAAGTAGACGAAACTACTGACGAAGAAGTAGACGAAGCATCAGATGATGACGACAACGAAGAAGCTACTAACGAAGACTTTAACTTAGATGAGTTTGAAGTTGAAGGCGGCGATCCAGCTGATGACATGATGGACAAAATGGGCATGGACATGGACGGTGACGCAGAAGACGGTGACATGGATATGGATATGGATATGGATGCTGAAGGTGATGTAGAAGATCGTGTTGACGATCTAGAAGTTGCGTTAGATGACCTAAAAGCTGAATTTGAAAAAATGATGGGCGACGACGAAGGCGAAGCTGAAGACGACGAAGGCGACATGGATATGGACGCTGACGGTGACGACGAAGCTGAAGAAGAATCAGTAGCGTTTGAAGCAACTGACGAAGAAGTCGACGAAGCATCAGATGAAGAAGTAGATGAAGCAGCAGACGAAGAAACTGATGAATCATCTAAATCAGAAGCAGAAACAATGCGTGAATATGTTGAAAAAGTAACAGCAAAAATGGGCGACAACGGTGCAAACTCAAAGTCAACTGTAGCTGGTGCAAATGACATGGGCGGAACTGCTTCAAACTTGGCGCAGAATGCAGACGGCGGAAACGGCGGAACAGAAGGCGGACTAGCAGGAACATCTCCAAAAGATGAAACAGCTGGTAACGTAAATGTTCCAGGCGGCAAAGCATCAAAAAGCATGAAAGCACAGCCAAAAGGCCACGGCGCAGAGAAAAAAGGCGCAGGCGAAAGCGGAGCAGATAGTAAATCAACTATCGGTTCTTAAGGTTAAGGAACTTTAAATGATAAACTTACGAGAGCATCTGACATTCGACCAGGCTAATATAGTCGTTGAGTCTACCGATAACGCCAATGGGGGCAAAGATCTTTACATGAAAGGTATTTGTATACAAGGTGGAGTGCGTAACGCAAACCAACGTGTATATCCTGTAAACGAAATTGGTAGGGCTGTCAAAACTCTCAATGATCAAATCACTGGAGGATATTCAGTTCTCGGAGAAGTTGATCATCCAGAAGGACTTAACATTAACTTAGACCGCGTGAGTCATATGATCCAAGAATGTTGGATGGATGGCGCAAACGGTTATGGTAAATTAAAAATTCTACCAACTCCGATGGGGCAATTAGTTAGCACTATGATACAAAATGGTGTTAAACTAGGTGTTTCATCGCGTGGTAGTGGTAACGTATCAGAAGACGGCGGCAACGAAGTTTCTGATTTTGAAATAATCACTGTGGACGTTGTGGCTCAGCCTAGCGCCCCTGGTGCGTATCCGACACCAATTTACGAGCATTTAATGAATGCACGTGGAGGAATGAAGGCATACGAACTTGCACAGGCAACTAAACACGACACTAAGGCACAAAAATACTTAAAAGAATCTCTGATTAATATAATCAGTAGACTCCAATAAAAGGAGAACATAATATGTTGGACGCACTTAAAACACTTTTTGAAAACGATGTAGTTTCTGAAGAAGTACGTGCTGAAATCGAAGGCGCTTGGGAAAGCAAAATCAAAGAGAATCGTCAGCAAGCAACTGCTGAACTTCGCGAAGAATTTGCTAAGAAATATGAGCATGATAAATCAACTATGGTTGAAGCTATCGATGCTATGATCTCAGAGCGTTTAGCTGAAGAAATTGCTGAGTTTGCAGAAGATCGCAAACAACTAGCTGAAGCTAAAGCAAAATATGCAGTAAAGATGCGTGAAGACGCAGAATTAATGCAAAAATTTGTTTTAGAATCACTAAAGTCAGAAGTTACTGAGCTACATGAAGATCAAAAAGCAATGTCTGATAAGTTCAGTATGCTTGAGAACTTTATTGTCGATGCACTTGCTAAAGAAATTGCAGAGTTCCATGAAGACAAAAAAGATTTAGCAGAAACTAAGGTCAAACTTATAAAAGAAGCTAAAAATAAATTTGCTGAAGTTAAAACTAACTTCATTGCGAAAAGTGCCGATAAAGTATCTACAATCGTTGAAAACACTCTTAAAGGTGAGATTAGCGCATTGAAAGAAGATATTGAAGAAGCACGTAAGAACGATTTCGGTCGCAAAATGTTTGAAGCATTTGCATCTGAGTACGCAACAAGTCATCTGAATGAAAATTCAGAAGTTGCAAAACTTATGAATGTAGTTGCAGTTAAAGACAAACAACTAGCTGAAGCAAAAGCATTTGCAACAAAAGCAAAAGTTTTAGCTGAGTCTAAGGCGAACGAAGTTAAGCGTATGGCACAAATCGCTGAGCGCAAAGAAACTATTGATGGATTGTTAAGCCCACTAAACAGAGCAGAACAAGAAATCATGACAGATTTACTGGAATCAGTACAAACAAACAGACTACAATCTGCATTTGACAAGTACCTACCGTCAGTAATTGATGGTAAATCTCCAGCGAAGCAGAAGGCAGTAATTACAGAAGGCACAGAAATCACAGGCAATAGAAAACAAACTAACGTTAGTTCAAAGCAAGACGATAATGTCGTTGACATTAGACGTTTAGCTGGTTTAAATTAAGGAGAAAACTATGTCAGAACTATTAGAAAGTCGCTGGCTGGATACGAAGAGCGCACTTCTTGAAGGCCTTCAAGGCACAAAGAAATCTGTAATGTCAGCTACACTGGAAAATACACGCAAGTATTTGTCAGAAACTGCAGGCGCAGGTGCAACATCCGCCGGTAACGTCGCAACTCTTAACAGAGTAATTTTACCCGTCATCAGACGTGTAATGCCAACAGTCATTGCTAATGAAATCGTTGGTGTTCAGCCTATGACTGGCCCAGTAGGCCAAATTCACACGCTACGTGTTCGCTATAGCGACACTGTAGGCACAGGCGCAAGCGGTGCTGTAGCTGGTGAAGAAGCACTATCACCATTCAAAATTGCTGAAGCATATTCAGGTAATGCTACAAGTGGCAAAGCTGATGCAACAGCAGCATTAGAAGGTGAAGCTGGAAACAAAATGTCTATTCAGATCTTAAAACAGACTGTTGAAGCTAAATCACGTAAGCTATCAGCACGTTGGACTTTTGAGTCTGCACAAGACGCACAATCACAGCATGGTATTGATGTTGAAGCAGAAATTATGGCTGCTTTGGCTCAAGAAATTACAGCTGAGATTGACCAAGAAGTACTAGCAAGTCTTAACACACTAGCAGGCTCAGCTGAATCAGATGTTCAGTATGACCAAGCTGGTGTATCAGGAACAGCTACTTTCGTAGGTGACGAGCATGCTGCATTAGCAGTTATGATCAACCGCGCAAGTAACAAAATTGCACAACGTACACGTAGAGGCGCAGGTAACTGGGCAGTGGTATCACCATTTGCATTAACAGTACTACAGTCAGCTACAACTTCAGCGTTCGCAAGAACAACAGAAGGTACATTCGAAGCACCAACTAACACTAAAATGGTTGGTACATTGAACAATGCAATGAAAGTATATGTAAACACATATGCTGGCGATGGTGCAGACGTACTTGTAGGTTACAAGGGATCAAGCGAATCAGACGCAGCAGCGTTCTATTGCCCATATATCCCACTAATGTCAAGTGGCGTTGTATTAGATCCATCATCATTCGAACCAGTTGTGTCATTCATGACTAGATACGGATATGTTGAGTTAAACAACACTGCAAGTTCATTAGGTAACGCAGCAGACTACCTAGCTCGTGTTAGCATTGCTAACGTTAGCTTTAGCTAAGTCGTTATTAAAAAATAACAAAATAGGCGCTACGGCGCCTATTTTTATGACTAAATTTTCTGGTTGACTTTTTGTTGCAAATAAGGTATAAATTATATACAAATAATAATTTATGAAACATAAACATTTAATAGTACGAGCAGAAGTAAGTAATCCTCCAATATGCGAACAAACTATTACTGATTGGGCATCTAATTTAATTAGAGACATTGGTATGAAGATCATGATGGGACCTTATGTTAAGTATTGTGATATGGAAGGTAACAAAGGATTTACTTGTGTTACTATTATTGAAACATCACACGTAGCAATACACATATGGGACGAACAATGTCCAAAACTTATCCAATTAGATGTCTATACTTGTGGAGAGTTAGACACACAAATAGTATTTGATGCATTAGATAAGTTTGATCCTGTAAAGATTGACTTTAAATATTTGGATAGAGAACACGAACTTATTCGAGTGCTAGATACTAAATAATAATACAACGTTCAGGCGACAAGCCCGGAAGTAGCATAAGCGAAGGAACGCACTTAACTTTAACGAGGAGAGTGTTATGAATCACAAAGACTTCGAACTAGCTCGCAAAAAGAGAAAAACGGAACTAGCACATAAAGCAATAGCACGCAAAATGGCTGAAAATCGTCTATCTAGACCAAGAGCTGAAAAGAACATACTTAGTACAGACCCTAGATTACAAAAAATTTAATATTTTGGTAAAAAAGAGGTTGACTTTATATATAAAGTCTGTTATATTAAGTACATAAGCAACAAAAAAGTAATTAATTTTTGTTTATAGTGCAAGGAAGAGGCCTTTACCAGAAGGGTCGAACTTGACTAGCCAGGGGTGGTACCCAGGTGCTGTAGTAGAAATACGCAGTATCACATCGCAGTCACTAGCGGGGTTAGGTTGTACGTATTAGAATGGTATTCGGGTACGTGCTTGTAGGTGTAACCAAGTCCTACCTATTTTGCTTATAATTTAAAAAGACTCTTCGGAGTCTTTTTTCTTGACAAATCTTTCTTTTTCATATAATATATATTATGCATAAAATAATATTGTTAGTCACGGTTATTGCCGTGTTTTTTTGTGGCCGAAGTTTGGCCGAACCTTTAGAAATAACAATAACAATTCCAAGGACAGCAAGCGACTTAGCAACTAGAACATATTCATATGATGTTATAGATGTTGATACTCCTGTTGAAACTACCAACGGAGTTAGTATTGTACAAAATGGACCTCCAGGACAATCAAGTAGTTTGTTTATTAGAGGTACTGAAAGTGATCACAGTTTAATTACGTTAAACGGAATTGCAATCAAAGACCATAGCACACCTAGCGGAGCAGATGATTTCAGTCAACATAACTTGATAGGAGTTAATCATTTGACCGTTATAAAGGGTCCTATGAGCAACACACACGGGCCTAACGCCGCAGGTGGTGTTATTGATATGCACACTACCACATATGGGAATAGTTACATAGATGTAAGTATAGGATCTAATAATCTTTTAAGTAAAGAAATAAGTGTTGTCGATAAAGATCAAACAGATAATCATAATTTTAGAATTACTGCAAATCAAACAACTACAGATGGTGTAAGTGTATATGCAGACGGCGAAGAAAAAGATCCACACGAAGCAAATACTTTTAATATAGGATATGATTATATTGGTAACAAATATATTCTTAAACTAAACAAAATTAAAGATAAGAATAATATGAGTCTTGATAGCGGGTCAGCAGATGTACTAAACTATACAGGAGATTGGGAATGGAATAATAACCAAATTGATTTCCAAACTAAAAATACAAGAGTTGTGTTAAACAATAGTAAACATGATAGATCGTATACTAAAAACGGAATTGTGGATACGTATAATAGTGAAAGCAATACTTACTTAACACAACATACTTTTAACAAAGATACATATGATTATTCTATAGGTTGGGAATACAATGAAGCAAGTGCAGACTTTTCAACAAACATAAACAGTTATCAAAGTAGTGTAAATGAAAATAGATATACAACTGGATTGTTTTTTGAAGTAGACAAAGAATATTACCTAGGAAATGTTATAAGTTTTAGTAGCAGGTATGACAATATTAGTGACTTTGATAGTAAAATAAGTTCTAGAATTGGAATAGCATTTGATTATTTAAGAGCAAGTTATTCACAAGGTTATAGATTACCAACACTATATGAAATGTACGGTATAGATAGTTATGGATATAATGGTAATCCTAATTTAAAATCAGAAGATATTAATTCGTATGAAATAGGATACAAGATAGGTAACTTTGATACTGCTTTGTTTTATATAGAAGAATCAAATGCAATTACATATGCAAATTCAACTTATACAAATGTTGCAGAAGGTGGCGAAAGCAAAGGTGCTGAAGTAAGTTATAACAAGGATTATAACGGATATCTTTTTAACTCTAACATAACATACACCGAAGCAAAACTTAATAACGGAAGTGAAAAATTACGTAGACCAACTTGGAAAAATAACTCAAGTGTATCAAAAAATATTAATGATTTAAATTACAAAGTATCAATGAATTATTACGGTGATCACAAAGATATTGATAGTGCAACTTATCAAACAATAAATAAAAGTAGTATTACTACGTTTGATTTAGAATTAAATCAAACACATGAAAACAAAATGTTTTATCTAGGATTATATAATATTACAGATGAGGAATATGAACAGCCAGATGGTTATAATCAATTGGGAATCAACTTCCAAGCGGGTATCAAGGTCATAATGTAATGAATAATATATATTGGTTTTTAGGATTTATATTATTGTTAGCACTTAGTAGAATTATACCGCATCCACCAAACTTTACCCCAATAATTGCTGTTGCTGTATTTGCACCAAGAATAATAAAGCATATTCCAACAGTAATTTGTGCAACATTACTTGCTATGTTTATAGCAGACATGTATTGGGGATTTCATAGTTATATGATATGGACATATACTAGTATAATCATGTGTACGCTATTGGCAACAAAAATTAAGTTGTTGCCTATGTCATTTATAGGACCTATAATGTTCTTTATTGTAACTAATTTTGCAGTATGGGCAAGCGGATACTATGGATTGACTCTTACAGGCTTGTTAGCATGTTACATCGCGGCAATTCCTTTCTTTTACATGACGTTGTTAAGTACAATCCTATATGTTAGTTCATTTTACATCATAGAAAAACTGGTATTAGAACAACTAAAACACCGTACCTAATCTATTTGATAAATACTTGTGTCGATAATCGTGCCGTACAAGCGGACTTATGCAGAATTGACCCACTGCGTATTACTTAGAACGTAACAAGGAGAAACAAATGGGAAGACCATTAAATAAAAGAAATTTTGGAACACCAACAGCAGGTGGAGACCAGATTAAAGTAAATTTTCATAACGGAACAGCAGTTAAAGAGGGCTATATTGTAAAACAAAAAGGCTCTAAGAGATTTGTATGTGAAGAAATTGGTACAGGTGGCGAATTTACATGTACACTTACAACTGGTAAATTACCAGCGGCTTTAGCGGCAGGTGAAATGTCAATTTCAGTACAAGGTAATGATGCAGAAACTTATGGTGTAAGTAAAATTACAGGTCGTAAAGTTACTGTTGCTTCACCAAGTGCAACAGGTGCTAACGTATTAGCAGGAACATCATTAGCATTCCAAATGGGTGCCGCGGCAAGTGCCGGTGTTGTACGCATGGAAGAAGCAGGCGATGACAATACACTAGTTGGAACTGATGACGACGACTTTACAGAAGACGCATAAGGAATAACATGGGTAGACCAGTCAATAAAAAGAACTTTGGAGCAACTGGCGTTGATGCTACACCAACAATACCAATTCGATTTCATGATGGATCAAATTTAATTGAAGGTAAGGTAGTAAGTCAACGTGGTAACGGTAAATTCCTTTGTTCAAACGATGCTGGAAATATTACAAGAATCTGTCGTTTGGTGAATGAAATTTCACCAAACG